TAGCTGGGGTAATGGTTTGGACATTGCTCCACAGGATATTGAACTTGGCGTTTGGATTGTTGCGACTGCGTTGGTCATCACGATAACGCTTTACGATCTTATCGGCTCGACCTTCCCATTCCTTAAATGTACGCTCGTACTGGGCAATGGTGTTGTACCAATCTTCGTATAAATGATCCATCTTTATATCCTGCGGTGTGTAATTTTAGGGGTTTCTTTCCACATATCGTTAAGGGTTACTTCTGTTTCCCCGACATGAAGTCCTTTAATGCGGTCATCTTTGAGGATAGGACTGTCCTCATCTTTCCAAACGATGCTGAGATAACGCATTGCATCGCTAGAATGTGATGTCCAATCGTGCTTCGGGCGATCTCTAAATACTTTTTTATCATCATCCCACTCCCGTTGATATTGACGCAAACATTCAATTAATTCTTCACATTTATTATCGAACCAAGTGCGAGTTAATGCAAGTCGTGTTGCTTGAATTCCATCCTGAATTGACAAGTTTGGAACAATTTTTAGATGTTTTATGTCAATTTTTGCAGATATTTGTTCGATTATGCTCTTACCACCGCTTGCTAGTGTTTTTGCTCTAGCGTCATGGGGTAGCCAATGAGTGCCATATTTGTATCCGTATTCATCTTCTTTTTGGGCCAATAAACCTGTGTAAAAAGATATTGGTTGGCCATTGCTGGAGTGGTGATCCAGTATCCGTATCTCACCATATACCGTCTGAAACCAAATAATTGCCGTACTGTCGTTAAAACCAAGATCCCAAGCTGTGTGGCAAGGAAACATAGGGTCATAGTCAATGTTAGTAATGCGGTCTAAATCGGTAATCCTACGCATCTCTTGACCATAGTAAGCACCTGTGATGGCCGCTTCAAATGAGCATAGAAACTCTTGTTCGTACTGGTTGGCTGACATAGATTGCTGGGCATCTTCTAATTCAGCATCAGGAATTAAGCCTGATTGGTCTGCCCGTAGTGTCTTGACATACCAGTTATCGCTCTTTTGGGCGTTGTTATAGATGTCATAGAACGCATTGTGGCCTTTAGGTGTACCAATAAAGGTTGCCCATGTTTCGTAGCCATTTAAGCCGTTTCTATCGGTCAATAATGGCCTAACAATTTCACCCCAAAGCCTTGGTTTCATATCAGCGTATTCATCTAGGACTACCCCATCCAAGTAAAGACCCCGTAAGGCATCAGGGTTGTCAGCACCAAATAGCCTGATCTTTGCCCCGTTTACCAGTTCTACCCATAATTCTGATTGATTAGCCTTGACAATGGCTGGCTCTGCAAACTTAAGCAAGTAATCCCATGCAATGTTCTTGGCTTGTGCATAGTAAGGGGCAATATAAGCGTACCTGCCGTCAGGTTTCTTTTCCATGACTGCCCTACGGATAATGTCGCAGATCGTTGCACAAGTCTTACCTGCTCGCCTGTGACAAATAAGGACTGCCCAGCGTTGTTTTCTTTGATGAAATTCTAGGAACGCATCCCGTGCTTTGTACGGGTATTCGTACCGTTTAACTACTTCTTTCAATCTAAGAACTTGTGTTCGTGAATGACCTTGACAGGCTGATCTTCGTCACCTGTGTGTTCTGTACGGGCTAATTTAGGTAGGTGGTATTCCATGACGCTTTGCAACATACCAAAAGCCTTTTCAGGATTAGGTAAAACAATGAATTTATCGTCATCGTTTTTAACGCCAATAGCGACCTGTTCTAGCCACTCTTGCATCTTGTAGGCATTACCCTCTACAAACTGTGCAATCGCTTCCCTAGCCATCGCTGTGGACTTGTTAGGGCTACCCTTGGGTCTACCTTTAGGATTATTAGTTTGTTGTTTAATACTCATACCTTACCCAAGTGGTTGATTAAGATAGGTTAATTGTAGCGTTACTTTTGCTTTTTGGCTAACTCTTTAGCTATTACTTCTTTTCTTTTTGGGGGTTGTGCTTTCTCAAGAGAAACTTTCCTCAAACTTTCTAGAATCATTTTGCTAATTCTGTCAGAAGCCTCTTTGAAAGATTCCTGTGACATCATTTACTCCCTTCATAAATATCCTGCGGAATACGCTTGTTTGCGTACTCTACTTCTAAAGCCTTATTAAGTTTACTTAACAACTCATTATCAGATGTTTGGGGAATCTTGTCAAGCGTTGTTAGTATCTGATTACCAGCACCACGACTGTTGTCTATTACATCAATAGCAACATTAGGATTGTTTGCATACATCTCTTGCAGTTGGCCTGCTACTTCTCTTGATCCTGTATGGGTTCTAGCGTGTTCTTTCATTGGAACGGTGCGGCCTGAGCCAAATTCTTCTGCCATCCTAACGGCTCTTGGTAATGAGCCACCAGTTAATGCTTCTACTGGGTCACGGTAGGTATATACAATCTTGACATTGCGGCCAGCATCTAGGGCCTGATCTATCTTCTTGGTTGCGGAATCTAACTTATTCATGTTTGTGTCGTAAATCATCTCGACATCTTTATCTAAGCCTAGATTCTTGATAGCTGAAGTCTTGCCTGCTCCTGTGCCGCCACCAGTAAATAGAACTGTAGGGCTTACACCTTGCGGAGTTGGTTGGGCTAGTCTTTCAGCATACATTCTCTTGATTAAAGCACTTGCTGGTTCATGAACGCTTGCGGATAATGTGCGGTTTTTAAGGTATTCAGGGCTAAGTTCACGGGCCACATCAGTATTAAATACTCTGCCACCCTTAGCATCTTTTAGGGCGTTGTATTCTAAAACCAGTTTGTCGTATTCGTTATCTAATCTGTTTTGCAGTCTTTGACCGATAGGGTCTAGAGTTGATGCGGCCTGTACAGGTTTAGCGGTTCTTAAAGTTTTGGCCATCATTGCGGCTGGGATAGCCATAGCACCAATACCAGCTATTTCACCTGTGTTTTGGCCCTGTGCATAAGCGTCATAGTTTGGATTGGATAGAACGCCCTGATTTTGCATAGGCGGTAAACCTGTGGCGTTTTCCAAGAATCCAGTAGCGTAACCTGCTTGTCTAGGCTTGTTTAAGCCAACTTGCATTTGAGGATAGCCAACATAGGCTTGTTCCCCATCATTTAAACGCAATAGTTCAGCAAGAGTAGGCATTTACTTGACCTCTTTATCCAAGTCTTTAAGTTTGTTGGCAATCAGCTTCCTACGGTCTAAACGCTGTTGCTGGTTCTTTTCCAGCGTAGTTTGCTTATGCTCACGCAATAAAGCGTTACCTTTAGGGTATTTGTGGTTCATGTGTTCCATTACATATCCTTCATCTTGTGGCGAATCATGTCTTTCCTGCTTTGTGGCTTGGCAGTCTTAGCTGATTCTTTAAAATCTTTAGCAGTTGGAGCGTTTTTGCTACCAACCTTGTTCATTTTTTCACCCGAACCATTCTTGATCCGTTCTTGTTTACGGTGAATATTTGCGTACAATCCGTTTTTCATTAACATTTCCACCTTGCTCTTGCCGCTTTACCTCGTTCACCATTCCACCCTGCTGATCTTGCACAAAAACTATCGTGCCGTGATCCGCTAGATTGTGGGGCTTGTAAATGACTGCCGTTCTTGGCATTGTATTCTGCCCTACCTTTAGCCGTCATTCCTGCACCCTGATCTGTAGGTAGATAGTTTTTACCCTTACCAACCGTAGTCTTAGGAATAGGTTTATCGTGCTTTTCTACTGCGGCACGGATGTCATCTTTACGGCTCATTTATCCCGTTCACCCAAGAAACGACCATAGGCTTCTTCTAGTTTGGCTTTACGGCTACCCTTGGCGTTATCACGCTCAACATTAAGGGCAATGGCTAGGGCCTGTTTTTTGCCTTTGCCAGCCTTCATTTCAGCTTTGATGTTCTTACCAACCGATGCTTCTGTGCCTGATTTGTCTAACGGCATAATTATTCCTTAATCAAATGATTTTCTGTACATCAAACTTACACCGCCTTTACCCATCGGCTCACCCATAAACTGTGATTTATTTGGGTAATAACCAGCAGAAATACTTTGGTCAGGGCCACCATAACTAACATCAATCCCGTTTATTACGGCAGGTATGTTGTATCTGTTGTTGGCAAAACGCTGTCCTGATACGCCAACACCCAAGCTGTTACCTGCTTCATTAGGGTCAAACTGGTAGCCAGCACGACCTTGCATCATTGTTCCAGCTTTACCTACATCCATTCCCATACCGCTTAACTGTATATTGCGTAACATTTGGGCAAGTTTGTAACCCTCATCCGCTTCACCTTCGGGCAAATTAAACGATTTTGGGTTAAATAAATCCACAGTTATGCCTTAAATTTAAGCAGATAAATGGTTGTATCAATCTCTTGGGCGATATTGTCAATTAACTGGACAATCTCAGAATCCATTGGTAAATCTGACCGTGCTTCTTTTACAAACCGTTGTAGTGATTGCAAGTATGCCAGCGGTTCTTTTGGCTGGTGGTATGTAGCAGGAAATTCAGTAATTTGACCGTAACAACCAAAATAGGCTTCGGCAAGCTGGTCGGTTAACTCAATAATGTTTTCGTAAAAATGACCTAAAGCCTTGTGTTTTGCGTAGGATTTGGTGGCCCAATGGAAAAAATGGGTGTTTGTACCTGAATGTAGCAAGGTTGCTAGAAACAACGCCATTGACTTTTCCATACGAATCCTTATGTTATCGGTGTATTTTCCTCGATTTTATCAATAATATCAATAAGTACACGGCAACCGCCATCTTTTTTTATTTCACCACGCTCAATGAATAATGTATCAATTTGTTCATCGTTATCAAATACGCCAGCGTCAGCTAGTGCATCCCATAACGCTTTGATTCTATTGTCAATGTCTTGTTTCCTACGGTCTTTAGGAAATAACACTACCGTCATCGCTAATCGGGCTGTGCCTAGTTTTGGTACACGGTACTCAATTACATAGTCAGATACCTGTGCTTTAAACGCTACGCCAGCTTTAGATACATACCTGCGGTGACCGTGTTGACCCCAATAATGATTGACGGATGGCGGTAAAGGTAAATCAAGAATTAACATTTAAAAGTTTTTCCGTTTGCTCAAGGAGTTCTTCTTCCGTGATTCCGTACTGTTTTTCAAACCATTTGCGACCGCTGTGAATACTGGTATTTGATCCTCGATGGTGGTATGGGCAAAGCGGAATGACGGGTGCTTGAGTGCGAGGGATATTACCTCGTCTAATGTGATGAAATTCGGCTTGCGTTCCCTCATTGCCTTGATGCCTACATAATGAGCATCCCAGTTCACTAATTTTGCGATACTTTTCTTTCTCACTTTTAGTGGCCATTGGCATGGTCACAAGACAATTGTTCTAGCTTTTCAGCCGATTCAGCAATGTCTACGCTAAGTTGTAGCAGGATCACGGGGTCACCATGTCCAAGTGCTTCATCAAACATACGCATTAAAGTTTTAAGAACTAAAAATTCTTCTGTCAGGGTCATCATCGGGTCATTTTCTCCAAGTTACGGTTACTGGCTTGTTCTGTACGCCACGCATCAAAACGCATCGTAGCACTTGTTATCTGCCATTTTAATAATTCAGCTTGTTCTGTAGCAGTTCCTATTGCAATGCACAAATCTTGGTACTCTTGGCTGGCGTATGCTTCACGCTCTTGACCGCCAAGGCTTTGTTCATTTGACTTCTTCATCATTATGGCTTTAAGGCTAGATTTATAGGCTTCTAGCTGGGCTAATTGGCCCTTGGCCTTACTGTAATCAGGAGCATTTTTATAAATAAAATTGATTGCATCGTGTGGGTCAAATTCGGTCATTTTCTAAGTATTTCCTTTATGCGTTTTTTTACATCGGCTTCTGTATCTTTGTTGCGTTCAATTAATTCTTTTACCAATTCCCAATTACGGTAACGGTTAGCAATGCCAATGTAACTGTGGGCCAAATAATTAATTCTGTCTTTATAGTTGTTCATCTAGTTGCTTTATCTTTTGACTGATCCGTGCTCGCCATTGTTGCCAACCCTCACCAGCATAAGCAGGGCATTGAACTTCTTGGGCCTTGGCCTTGGTCAGTTCTTCGCTTGAATACCACGGCAATTCAGGTTTCTTGGACTGCATTGGTTCAAGATCAAGGTCATCAGTCCAGCGTTCAGCGTTCAAAAATGACGCAGGGTATGGAATGAAGTCTTTAGCCGTTTGTTTTATCTTCCAATATTTAAGGTAATTAGGCATGGCTACAAGACATTCTTCTTGCTGGACAGGGGTAAGCCTGTTCCAGCTTCTTTCAGCGTCTTTACGCCCCATTTTACGGGGATATAGGGCATAAAACTCATTGAAGTTCATCTTCTAACTTCCATAAGTTCATTACAAGCGGCAATTAATTGCTTCCGTAATGCGTTAATTTCGTCATGTTGCATACGCAATAGATATGCGGCTTGAACCAAAGTAATTGCATCGTGTGGGTTACTTAATGAAACATGGTCAATTTCAAACTCAAGTTCATTAGCTATCGTTAAGGGGTCAGCACCCATTTGTCTATCTTCGGTGGTAAAAGTAGTCATTTTTTTATCCAATATAAAAGTATTAAAGCAAGGGCCATGACCATGCCAAAGACAATAAACACGCCAATGGCAAACACGGTCATAATGGTAGCAATCATCCGTTGATCTTGCCGTTTTGATAAATCTTGATGTTGAGTTCATTGCACTTGGCAATAAGCATATCTTCAAACTTTTCTAGTTTTGGGTCATCAATATCAAGTTCTAAAACATCGGAGCAAAGTATTAGTTTGTCCATTGTGTCAGCATATTCTTGCAATAATTCTAAGGTAATTAGGTTTTCCATCACTATCTCACTTTCTACAAGTAGCCCCCGTAGGGGCTTGTTTATTAAACTTTATTGCCAGCAAATACAGAGTTACGGGTATCTGTATATTCAAAAAAGTAATACTTAACACGGTTGATAATTTGATTGGCTTTTTTGGTATCGCCCATTTCGATCAACTCCTGAACATCAGAGAGCATCCCAGCTAAACGCATATTGATGTTGCTGGCGTTTTCAAGGTTAGCTTCAACAATCGCAGCTGTAGTACCAAACATTTCGATTTCTTTATTTTCCATGACCAACTCCTTATTTAGCAGTAACTTTTAAAGTAATAACAGCGGTAGTTTTTGTGTACTTTGCGATCAATTCAGCTGGTACATTAGCTTCTGCATATACCGCTTTGTTATCCACAGTAGCCCGTTGGCTTAATGTTACGCAAGCCTTAAATAAGTTACCTTCAACTTTGCCTTCTTGTTGCTTTAAAGCGTTTTTAATTACATCTGCTTTAGCTTCAAGTTCAGCGATTTGGGCCATAAGTAAACCCAGTTCATCAACTTGGGTCAATTCGATGTCTAGTGCTTTCATTTCGGTTTCCTTTTCTATCTCACTCGTTATTGAGTACTTCCAGTTTATTAAGTTAGCTTAACTATTGCAAGCATTATTTGATGTATTAGGGTTTTCCTTAGAAATATATTTATTTTTGTTGTTTTTTTGTCAGGATTGCAAGATTCAGGGCAAAGCTATCCCTACTATGAGGAATAGCTTGTCAGTCTTGCTGAGTTCTTGGTTCAAATATTGCTTCGATGTCTTTGTCGTGCCTAGGTCTGTCTTTATCACATCATCGGTCTATCCGTACAGTACGGTTCTCTTAGATAGCCAAGCAATAACGGCTAAATGAGGGTGCATGAGCACCTAGTAGTTTCTAGGGGTATTTACAGCCTTTACCGTTGCAACACGCTTGAGAACGGGCTAGGCAGAATAGAAAAACCCCTTAAGGTAGCTCTAAGTTCGACCCACTTAATAAAAGATTCCAGAACTTTTAGTAAATGCTCAAAGCTACCCTAAAGGGTCTATTGGATTTTTTAATAACAGGGTCGAATCTGCCCCGTCAGTATACATCAATTTAATTCAGGCCATATCAATTGATAGGTTTTAGGAAATAAACTTTTACGGGTAATCAATCCGTGCGATTCTTTTTCTAGCGTGGCCGCAAGGATCACCAGCTTGTCCATAGGTATCTCACCGTTCTGCCACATAGAAACAGCAGGCACAGATACGCCTACCAGCTTGGCTATACGGGTTGGGCCACCTAGAAGTTTGATGATTGCGGTTGGATTCATTCAGCTATCTTAACAAATAAACAACAAATTTACAAATAAAGTGTTGCAATCGTTTTTAAGCTGGCTTAAGATGTTGGTACGGTATGTGCCGTGTTAAATAAGGATTACTCAAATGAGTGAAATAGAATCTCAAACCAACGATTATCTTCAGTTCAACAAGAAGATAGAAGATGCCCTAGAAGATGCAGAGAACGGGCTAAAACTTACCATGACCCAAATTGATGATCTCAGATACGCTTGCGGCCTGCCTGCAAAACAGCGTAAGTCTGAAGCTGGTCAGTATTTGTGGGACATGATGATCGACATGAATAAAGTTATGGCCGAGAGCCTGAAAGGTAAACAATGATAATTAGCGACAACTCCAAAGAATTTAAAATTGCCCCTGCTGGATTACACATGGCACGGCTTTACTCAATCATTGACTTGGGCCACCAATCCGTAGAATGGGCTGGCGAATCCAAGATCATGCACAAGGTTGTATTTACTTGGGAACTGCACGGTGACGATGATGCAGGTTTACCGCTAAAAACAGACGATGGTAAGCCTTTAATCGTGTCCAAACGCTATACCGTTAGTTTAGGCGATCAGGCTCGTCTACGCCAAGATTTAGAAGCGTGGAGCAATAAAAAGATGACTGCGGAAGATCGTAAGAACTTTGATCTAAAAAATTTGTTAGGTAAGTTTTGCATGGTCAACATCACGCATAGTGAAGATGGCAAGTACGCTAACATCAGCGGTATTAGCCCTGTACCATCGGCTTTGCGTAACGCCCAGCCTGACGGGATCAACCCACCGTTGCATTTTTGGTTAGCTGAGTTTGACCAAGCTAAGTACGATGCTTTGCCAAAGTATTACAAAGAAAAGATCACAGAATCATCGGAGTGGCGTGGGCAAAAAGCTAGGGATGCTGAAAAGCCTGTAGCTACTGACGATGTAAATCTTGACGATATTCCATTTTAAGGGGGCAATATGAAAGCGTTTCCAACGGAACATCCTGTAGCTGGAATGATGGATTTAAAGTCTGACGGCATGGATTTGCGTGATTATTTTGCGGCTAAAGCTATGCCAATGGCTTTTAAATTTACTAAAGATTCAATAGAAAACGATGGGGGAATTTTTGAAATTGGTGACCCTGAAAGAGATGGGGATATGTCATCAGGAATAAATGTTGTGGCTGAATATTGCTACATTTTTGCAGATGCAATGTTAGAAGCGAGAAAATATGATAGTTAAAGAAAAGGTGGCAGAAAGTGGACATTGGTATACGAAAGACGGCACTCCAGCCTATACCACCATTGGCAAAACTGGGGAACGGCCAACAACGCTCCGTGACGCACGGAAACTCGGACTTTTGCCAAGTTCTACGGGAATTATCCGACAATTATCGAGTGCAGGCCTTGATTCATGGAAGCAACAGCAAGTCCTCTTAGCGGCATTAACGCTACCAAGACTGCCTGATGAAGCTGAAGCCGATTGGTTAAAACGGGTAATGCAAGACAGCCGTGCAACTGGTAGGGATGCGGCAGAACGGGGTACTGCAATACACGCCATTATTCAGGGTTACTTTGAGCAGATGTATATGCCACAAAAACCTGCGTATTTGGAAAATATTGATAAGGCCCTAGCTGACGCATTTGGTAACCAGCCGTTCGTAAGTGAAAAATCATTTGGTCATCCGCTTGGCTTTGGTGGGAAAGTAGACCTCATGGCCAAGCCTATCAACGGTCAGGGTACTGGGTTTGTGGTTGATTTCAAGACCAAAGAAACCGACTTAGACAAGGTTGATGTTTACTTTGAGCATGAGTTACAGCTTGCTAGTTACAGAGAGGGTCTAGGAATGCCTACAGCACGCTGTGCCATTGTTTTTGTCAATGCCCTTACCAATCAGGTCAGATTGATAGAAATCGAGCAGGATCGGCTTCAAAAGGGCTGGGAGTGCTTTGAGCATTTATTACGGGTGTATCAGATCAAGAACGGAATATAATGCGGTATGGGCGGCAGGATAGACACAATCTATGCTCCTTCACGGGACTGCCGACCCACCTCATTAGGGCGTTAAGCCGCCATAGTAGGATGCAGTAATTGGGTAATTTTGCGGCTTTCTCGCCCATTGTTAGTAACTGCCAAATACTGCCCAAAATTTATTTTTCATTTTTGTTGTTTTTTTGCTAAATAATGCTTGTGTTGTTAAGTTAGCTTAACTAAACTGGAGTTACTCCATTGGGGAGTGAGATAGAAAAAGGAGATTCAAATGAAAGAAATTACTAGGTTTGTTCCAAAAGGTTACCAGCTTATCAAAGCTGTTCCTGAACTGGGCCTTGAAGTTTATGGAACATACGAACCAAAAGTATCAGCCATCTGCTACGCAGGCAAAAGAAGCAAATCCGATTGGTATTACAGATTTTCTAATGTTGAATCTTTAAATAAAAAGATTGAGCAAACCATTGAGGGTCTTAATGCCGCAATAACCGCCAAAATGGAAAAAAAAGTATTAAGAACTAAAAAAGCAGATGTTTCTGTTGGCGATGTATTTAAAGCGTCTTGGGGCTATGACCAAACAAATATTGACTATTACCAAGTTGTTGCAGTAATTGGAAAAATGGTTGAAGTTTGTAAGATTGCTAGTGAGGGTCAAGATGATTGCTTTATGTCGGGTATGTGCGTTCCAGTAGTTGACAACTTTATTGGTAAGCCTTTTAAAAAGTTGGCCCAATGCTGTGAATACGGTGGTGAAGCAAGAATCAAAATTACCAGCTTTTGTAGTGCTTACAAAATGAAGCCTGTTGCAATGATTGGCAATAAAGCAGTTTATGAAGCCAGCAGATATTCTTACTACGCTTAAGGGGCTATATGAATATTAAAACCTTAGAAAACAGCCTGTACTGGCAACAGGTTGTTTTTAAACAAAGTCGTGACCCAGTTCAGATTGCACGGGTTAAAAAAGCAATAGCCAAATTAGAGAATGAAATTTTAAATTTAAAAGGAAAATTATGAAATATTTATTGTTATTAACTCCGTTGGCCCTAGCCGCTTGTAGTTCTTTTGATCCACCAAATGTCAGCCTAGAAACTGATAAACAGGCTTATCACATGACCCGTGCTCAAGTAATACTAGGCATTACCGAATGTGAAGATGCTGGTACACGCCCCGTTGTAATCACGGCCAAGCGTAAGATTAACGGCATTATAAGTGATGTACCCGTAGAAGTTACCTGCAACCCCCGTTACCGTATTTTTCAATAGGAGATAGCCATGCTACAAAGCGAAAAAGATGCTGAAAAATATTACCAAGTTCAAGCCAAATTTGAGCAACGCCAACGCATGATTGATAAGGGCTGGGGTGATCGTGCAGAGTACAAAAAACTGGAAAAATGGGAACGCAAGCAAAAGTTGATTAAATCCATTAATCAGTTTATTCAGGGTGGTTTAGTAGCTATTTTGATCTGCGTAATCGTATTTGGTACTAATTACCTAATGCACGGCCATGCAATATAAAAAGTTTGACCAACAATTGCACGATGAGTGCGACCCACCTGCCCGTAATGCGGTTGCTGGTTGGCTTAAAAACCTTTGGTATGTTGATGCCTTACCCAACCCTGATAAGTACGCTGTAGACCTTGTATTGAGCCGTGACGGGAAAGAGTTTGGATATGCGGAAGTTGAAGTGCGTGATTGGGGTATGGATTTTTGCCCATACAACACAATCCACATAGCTAAACGCAAGGAAAAGCTGTTTAGCCACCCCCGTACCACAATGTATGTGGTCACCCGTGACTTAACCCATGCTTATTGGATTAGGGCTGACAAGATCAAGAATTGTCCAGTAATTGAAGTACCCAACACCGCAGTAGCTAGGGAAGAATACTTTTACGATGTTCCTAAAAACTTGTGGAAATATGTAGACCTACGGGAATTGTTTTAAGCGTAGGGCCTAGTACCCGTTTTATCAATAATTAAAGACTGTCTGCGAGGATGATCCCCAGCAACACTAGGAACAGAAATATGTGTCCAGCGGTCAAATTCTCGAATAAGTTGGTCATAAGGTATCCCCGATGCAATTACAGCCTGAACCACTTGGTCGGGGGTCATGTCAGGAACACGAATGTCTGCGGCACAACCAATCCGATGTTGACTGCTGTCCTTTGATCCTACTGCATCATTTACCTGTTTGCAACGGAACGCTGAATTGACCATGATTGGCTTACCACCCAGTACCGTTTTAACTTCCTCAAGAAAGGCCGCCAAACGCTCTAGGTTGGCTTTTTCAGCATCATTAGGGGTATTG